CCTCGGCCCTGGCCTCGCGCGCAGGCCTTCTGGCGATGGCGGGCGGCATGACCTCTCTGAGCGGCGCGGCAGCCGCCCTGGGCACTGTGCTGCGCGGCCTCCTGGCGATCTTCGGCGGCATCCCCGGCCTGATCGCTGCGGCGGCAGGCGTTCTGGCGTATTTCGCGTTTGATGCGATCTTCGGTGCTGACGAGACCGCGCGGGACTTCAACCGCACGATGCAGACAACCGAGGGGGTCGTTCGCGACGTCGCCAAGGCCTTCCGTGAGTCCGGCGGCGACGTAGACGGGTTCCGCGAGAAGCTGGGCGAACTGAGCGAAACGGAAATCCGGCTCAACATCAGCCGCGCCCAAGAAGAACTGACAAAGCTGCGGGACTCCAACCGCGAGTTCTTCACCGGCGCACGTCGCGACGTAAACGACCTGTGGCGACAAGTCGAGGAGGAGGTCAGCAGCCCCAGGCTCCAGATGGCCCTGGCGCGGCTCCTGACCGATTTCGACTACAACCTGATTAGCGCAAGCGATCTACGGGACGCGATCCTGGAACTCGGCGAGTCCTTCGACGAGTTGGGCAGTTTCTCCCCCGTCTTGGACTTCTTCGAGTCCGAAGACATCGCGAACATGCTGGAGGCCGAGAGCCAAATCGAGCGCCTGGAGGCGGGTCTGGCTCTGCTGACGGGCACCGCGACCGACGCACAGAAAGACCTGCTGGGCGTCGCAGACGTCGTCTCAGAGAGCGGTGATGCTGTCGAGGAGGCTGCCGAGAAAGCGGAGAACTTCAACGCGGCGCTGAACAAGCTGGGCGAACACATCCCCCGTTTCAACGCGGCGCTGAAAGAGGCGAACGCGATCAAAGAGATCGAGCAGGATTTCATCAACGCCCTGAAAGCCGCAGACGCTTTCGGCGTGGGCCTGGAGCGCACCCAGGCGATGGCAGAGGCCGTCCAGGCGCGCAACCTGGCTCTCGGGGCGATCTACGACGAGCAAGTCAGCGGCTTCAACGGCACGAACGCCGCAGACGTAGCCTCTGCGTTCCTGCGCGACGCGGAAGGGTTCCGGTCCACCGCATACAATGACCCGCGCACCGACCGAAACGGCAACCAGGTTGGCCCGGACATTTTCCGAGCGGGCTACGGCTCTGACACGATCACCTTGTCTGACGGAACGATCCAGAAGATCACCGAGGGGATGCGGGTGTCCGTGGGCGACGCCAACCGGGACTTGCGCCGCCGTCTGACGACTGAGTTTCTGCCGCGCGCCCGGGAACAGGCCGGAGGCGAGCGGTTCGACTCGTTCAACCCGCAGCAACAGGCGGCCCTGGGTTCGATCGCCTACAACTACGGCGAACTGCCCCAGCGGATTGTCGAGGCTGTCCGCACCGGCACGTCCGAGGAAATCTCTGCCGCGATCCTGACTCTGACCGGTGACAACGGCGGCATCAACGCGCGCCGCAGACGCCGGGAAGCCGCGCTGTTCCGTTCGACCGCAGGCGAAGACAACCTGGTCCGTGAGCAGGAGCGTGGTGACGCGCAGCGGGTCAAGGACGAGGCCAAGCAGCGCGAGAAAGAGGAACAGTTTGTCGAAAACTTCGGTGAGCGGCTGGACCAGCTTGAGCGCCAGGCGGAACTGGAGACCGAGAGCCTGACCCGGCGCAAGGTCGCCGAGGAGATCGCCAAGCAGGAGACAGCCGCCCGGGAAGCCGGTCTGGAACTGACTCAGACGCAGCGCGAGGAAATCGAGAAGACGGTCACAGCGGCCTACGCCGGTAAACAGGCAGAGGAAGACCGCAGCGCTGAACTGGAGCGCGCCCGGGAAGTCGAGGCCGAACTAGCGAACCTGACAGAGCGCCGCCGGTTTCTGGTTGAGCAGATTACCGAACTCCAAGGTCAAGGCCGCAACGTCGAAGCGGCAGGTCTGACTGAGCAGTTGGACGGCGTCGAAGCCGAGATGCAAGAACTGATCGAGAAAGCCCGAGAAATGTGGGCTGCAATCGGCGGCGAAGGCGCGGAGTCCGCGATCCTGGGTCTCGATCGCCTGGAGAAAGAGGTCAGCGACGTGGGATCGCAAGCGGTAACCACCGGTCGGCAGATGAACGACATGGTGAGCGGCAAGATCAGCAGCGCGTTGGACCAATTCGCCCAGAAGGTGACGGCAGGCGAAGACCCGCTTCGGGCGCTCGGTCAGACGTTCCAGCAAATGGCCGGGCAAATCCTGGTCAACCTCGGGCAGATGATTATCCAGCAGGCGATCTTCAACGCGATCTCCGGCTTGTTCGGCGGCGGCCTCGCCGGGGCTGGCGGTTTCGGCGGTCTGCTCTCGGGCGGAATCAACGCGCTGTTCCGGCATAACGGAGGCCTGGCGGGCAGCGGCACCGGGCGCTCGGGGCGGAAGTTCAACCCTGCGGTCTTCGCGAACGCCACCCGGTATCACAACGGCGGGTTGGCAGGCCTGGCACCGAACGAGGTTCCGACGATCCTGGAAAAAGACGAGGAAGTCCTGACCCGCAGCAACCCGCGCCACATCCTGAACGGCGGCGGTTCTGGCGGCGAGTCGACGCCCCCGCAGGTCACCAACAATATCCTCTTTGACCCGGTCGAGGCGCTGAAAGCGGCCCTGGACGCCCCCGCCGGTGCGAAGGTGATGAACACTCACGTCAACAGACACGCAGGCAAATATAAATCAGCAATCGAGGGAGCATAATAGTGGCTTTTGAGATCGGAACCGCGACCGGCCCCGCCGACCTTTTCGCGAAACTGAAATCCTTCCTGACGACCAACGCAGACCTGACAACAGCCTCGCAGCAGTGGACTCAGGTGTGGGACACATCGAACATCACGGACCCTGAAAACGAAACCGACGTCGTGTTCAGTGGGCCAGGTCTCGCAGGCGCGGAAAGCGTCATCGTCGGGATGCGTTTGCGAGACGACGCGGCCTCCGACGAGCATTGGATTGAATACACCGGCGCTATCAGTGTAAACGCGGCAGCCCAAAACTTTAGGGAACACAACGGCAGTATGCTCCGTGTAGTGCGGACCATGCTAAACAACGGGCCGATGTCTTATTGGTTCGTCGCTAACGGGCGTCGTTTCATAACAGTCATCAAGATAAGTACGACCTACCAAAGTTCATACTGCGGTTTGCTGCTCCCCTTCGGATTGCCGCAAGAGTATCCGTATCCGCTTTTCATCGGCGGATGCTGCGGCGATGACTTCAAAGACAGCAACGGGTACATGCCGCGAACTTGGCGCGACAACGTCCGGTATCACACGTTCTTCCTCTCGCCTGATGGCTACGTGAGCGGGTCCTACTGGCTTTCAAGTGCTTGGGTGCGAGGCCCGGCGGGCGACTGGAAGGGGCTGAACAACGTCTACCACAACTTGGACGGCTCCGTCGGCCCCAGCCGGACGGGCGGAAACAACACGGAGACCCTCGTCTCGGCCAATTCGGGCGTGTTGAACGGTCACACCATCTTGGGTGCGATGGAAACCGCATACGGCGGAGACCGGGTCCTTGTTCCCGCGCCGGTGTTCTTGCGCGTCAGTGAGCGGGAAACTCTTGGAGTCTTGCAGGGCGTTAACCGGGTCGCGGGGGCAATCAGCGCGGCAGAGGACGTCGTCACAATCGACGGCACGGACCATCTGACGGTCCCCAACGTTTTCCGCACAGATTTCCACGACTACATGACGGTGGAGTTGTCCTAATGGCCTACACGATCGACAGCATCAACAGCGTGACAGACATCCCCGGTCGGATCGCGGCCTTTGCCGCTACGCGGGGCTGGGCAGTGAGCGGCACGATTATAACCAACCCCTCGACGGGTACTGAGGTTCAGTTGTACGGCGCGGAAGTGGACGCCGCCTACCACGAGTTCGGAGCCTACGCGGTTGGTTTCCAAGGCACCCGGGAGGTCAGAACAGCCTCTCCGCGTTTGGACAGCGTGCCCACTTCGGCGATCCTGGCTCGCACTGTCACGGCCCTCCACCTGTTCGGGAACGACGCCCCCTACACCGGGCCAGACTCTGAGCCGTATATCATCGCCGTGGTTGAATACGGGTACAACCTCTACCGTCACCTGTATATCGGAAGCGTCGTAAAGTTGGGCGACTACACCGGCGGCGACTGCTTGTCGGCGAACCGGTGGAACAATCACACCAACCGAGGCGGCCAAGACTTCACTGACGGACGCGCTCGGTTCATGTTCAGCGCTGTACATTTCGACACCACTTACCCGAGCGGGGGTGTGGTGGTCGAACATGCCGACAACCCGAATACTTTCAGGAAGTTCCAAACAGCGGGCTATCACGGTTCCAGCCAACAAGCCAATTTCGAATACCTGAACGGCACCGAAGTGATAGGGGGCCACAAAGACGGCTACAACGACCCGCTTTTGTACCAGAGTAAAACCAGCTACGCCGCCGGACAGATTCTAGTGCCGATAAACCTGCTGGCCCCCGTCAGCAGCCAAGGCCCAGACAACCGTTTGCGCCCTATCGGCCATGTGCCCGGTGCCCGACTTGTCCGCCTGGACAACCTAGAGCCGGGAGAGCAAATTCTGGTCGGCGGTGAACATTGGCGGGTTTTCCCGGAGTTCACCCGCAGCCTATCGACAACAATCCCCGTCAACTCGGACCTCAACGCCGTGGGTGAAAACAGCCACTTGCTCGGTCTGGCGTATCGGGAGAGCTAAAGATGCCGTCTGGTGCAATCCAAACCCGCGCGCTCCATAGCAAGGCCGCCGACCACCCTGATCGGGGGGTGGATCGACCCAACCCGGCGTTCTCGGACACCGGCATCGCGTATGCCGGGGTGGCCCTGCCGAGAGGTGGCACGACTCCTGCATTCCCGTACCCTGCGCCCGCTGTCACGGCGAGCGGCGCAAGCATGGCCGGTTTTGCGGGTGACTTCTATAACCGGCTCCACTTTGTTCCGGCTACCGTGGACTTCGCTGCGGTGACCTCCGACACAGATCGGTTGGTGGAGGTTTGGAACGCCTATCTGACCGAGCAGGAACTCGGGGCAGTGTCTTGGGATGCCGGACAGAAGGTAGGTATCCAAGGCGGTCCCGCCGGGCCTGTGATCTTCAAGGCTTTACAGGTTACGACTTACACGTTTCGGGCGCTACAGGAAGGCCCGCCAGCCCTTGCCGGATCGTTCGTTTTCCCGCTTGCGGGCCGTGACTGGCGACTGCCGTTTGCGGGAACCCGCGCGGCTATCTTCCCATTGCGGCACAACTGGGAGCATAGCTTCACGGAGACGGCGGCGTACCGGACGGAAATCGTCCACCGAACCCGGAAAGGTAAAGAACAGCGCCGGTCACACCGGGTCGAGCCTCGTCGGGCTGTCGCCATGCGCGGCTGGTTGAACGGGACTGCGCGGGACGCCATGCGGCGGCTTCTGGCGAACTGGCGCGGAAAACCCGCCTTGGTGCCAGTGGAGCCTCGGCGGGCCAATGTGGCCGACGTCGGCACCGGTGCGACCGCCCTGACTCTCTCAGACCCGGCCCCGCGTTGGCTGGTGCCCGGCATCCAAGCCCTGCTTCGCTCCTCGCAGGACCCCGACGGTCTGGTCATCTCGGTATCCGACGTGTCCGGGCAAACCGTGACTTTGACCCAGGCTCTCGGGGCTGCTGCGGACGAACCCCGACTTGTGCTTCTACAAACCGGGCGTCTCAGAGGGGGCGTAAAAGAGGCTGCCGATACCAACAATCTGTCCAGCTTCCGGCTCGACTTTGACCTGGCCCCCGGAGAAGACCCGGCTTTCGCCCCGCCTGTTGCGCCGGTGACGACCCTTGGCGGGCTGGAGGTGTTCACCCGGAAACCGAACTGGGCGCGTGAGCCCGAGTTCGAATGGGATGATTCCAACGAGACGACGGACTTTGGCAAAGGCCGTATCGCATATCGAGAACTCTTGGAGTTCCCGCAAATGGTGGTGGAGTTCTACTTCTCCGGCCTGCGCGATGGGGCTGTCTCAGAGATCGAGGACTCGTTCGACCGGAACCTCGGCCAAGCGGGCGAGATTTGGATTCCGTCCTGGGTGAATGATCTGGAGGCGGCTTTCGACCTGATCGGCACGTCTTCCACTTTGCGCGTGGCAGGCACCGAAGTCGCCGACGCCTACGCCGATCTGACGACGCACCGGGCGGTCTGGATCGAGACGCACAGCGGCGAAGTTCTGCTGCGGGAAATCCAGGACCTCTACTCCGTTTCGGACATTCACGGCGAAGGGTCGGTGTTTGAGTTCGCCGTTCCATGGGCCGCCACCGTCACCCCCGGCGAGATCAAGCGCATCTCCTGGCTCCACCGAGCCCGGTTCTCGACGGACTCGCTCCGCATCGACTGGCAGTCGGACAACTACGCGAACGTGAAACTGAACTTCACCATCCTGGAGGCACTGGCCTAATGTTCACCCAAAAAGAAACGAGCCGCTTCGACGGCCAGCCGGTTCTGATCTACGAGTTCGTCTACGGGGACGGCGCGAATGACGTGTACCGGTTCACCGACGCCGGGCGCAACGTGTCTCTGGCGGGCGCGGTCTACGAGGCCGTACCGATTGGGCATGGCCGCCTTGAAGGGACCACCACTTACGAACGGAAGACCCTTTCGGTGACCGTGGACGAGGACAACCCGGTGGCTCATTTGTTCGACATCTATCCGCCAGACAAGGCTGTGCGGATGACTGTGCGCAAGATTCACCTGAATGACCCCGACGTGGAGACGTCGTTGGTGACCGTCGCCAATGTCCTCGGAGTCGAGTTCGACGGCGCGGGCAGCGCCACGATCCGGTGCCGGGCCGAGAACTCCTACGACCGGCAAGCGGGGCTCCAGGAGACCTATCAGTTGACCTGCCGGGTGGCGCTCTACAGCACCAAATGCGCAGCCAGCATCGCAGCGGCAAGCCACACCGTGACCGTCATCGGGGTCTCGTCGAACACTGTGACACTGGCGGCGGGCTGGGAGAACGGTCAGCCGGGGAGCAAATACATCGGCGGCATGTTGCTCTGGACGAAAGACAGCAACGCTCGCGCTCGGACGATCCTGCGCCGCAGCGGTAGCCAGCTTTTCGTATCCGGTGTCCCGACCGGTCTGGAGATCGGGGACCAGGTCAGCGTCGCGCTCGGTTGCAACCACCACATGGACGACTGCGACGACCTGCACAACAACATCAACAACTTCCGGGGTTGCCCGTGGATTCCAACGAAGAACCCGGTCAACACCAACCCCCACTATTGAGGAGATCGAGCAATGGCAGGATTTTTCATCCCCCTCCTGATTGGCCTGGGCCTCTCGGTCGTCGGGTATCTGCTGATGTCGTCCATCAAGCAGCCGAAGCCCCCGGCAGCCAAAGACCAAGACAGCCCCACGGCAGAGCCGGGCAAACCGATTCCGGTGATCTTCGGAACCATGACCGTGAAGGGGCTGAACGTCCTCTGGTACGGCGAGAAATCCAACTACCAATGGGAAAAAGATGTCTGATTTGAGGGTTACAGTGGACGACTGCCGGACGGCGGGTTTCTGCGCCGACGGCATCCGGTCCTTCTTCGAAAACGAGGGCCTGGGCGTGACGTTCCGGGAGTTCGTCGCAAATGGGATCGAGGCCGACAAACTGGCCGCATTGTGGGACGCACGAGCCAACCGGGTCGTGGCCCTCGCAAAAGAACGAGCAGGGAGAGAAGCCGATGGGCGGTAAGAAGGGCGGCGGTAAGCTACCAGTTACAAACTACTACATGAGCCTGCACTTCGGGGTCTGCCGTGGCCCTGTTGACGCTATCTTGCGCGTCCGGGTCAAGGAAAAGGACGCTTGGACCGGTCGGATGACGGCTAACGCCTCGGTCGGTGTGGACAAACCCGATTTGTTCGGCGGCGATGAGAAAGAAGGCGGAGTATTCGGCACCATCGACTTCATGATGGGCCACTCCACCCAAGTTCTCACCGAGGGGTTCGCTCGACTGCTCGGACGGACTCCGGTTACAGCGCCCGGATTCCGGGACGTGGTTTCGGTCGTCTTCCGGGGCCTGCCCCGGCGCACTGAGCCAGAGCCAGACATCGCAGGCGTCATCTCCGGCCTGTTGTCCCGGATCATCAGCGGCGACCTGCCGATGGGGCCGGGGAACCGGGGTTTCATGTGGGGCCAGAACAATCCGAACCAGCCTGTGGTTGACGTCCAGGTGGAGTCGATCCCCCGCTCTTTGGGCACATCCAGCGCTGTCATCAAGCGAGATGACAACCCGAACAACGACGCGAACCCGGCGCACATCATCTACGAGTGTTTCGTCAACTCCGACGTCGGCAAAGGGCGTCCGGCGTCTTCGATCGACTACGCCGCGTTCACCGCGTTTGCGCAGCAGATGGCGGACGAGAAGTTCGGTCTGTCGATCGGCTGGTTCGAGACCTCCGACGTGGACGAGTTCGTGAAAGAAGTCTTGGACCACGTCCAGGCAGCCGTGTTCAACCACCCGCGCACCGGTTTGCTGACGCCCAAAGCGATCAGGGGCGATTATGATCCCGACGGGCCGATGTCTGAATACGTAGACGGCGAGAACTGCTCGGTCGTTGATTACGGGCGCGCGTCGCTTGAGGAGACAAAAAACGAGATCGTCGTCAAGTACACGGACCCAGTGTCCGAGGAGAGCGCATCGCTCTCGCGCCAGGACCCAGGCAACATCGCAGCGCAGGGCCGGAAAGCCCCGGACACCCGCGACTACCACGGAATCCGGTCGCCGTCTCTGGCGATGGAGGTGGCTGTTCGCGATTTGCGCCAGGCTTCGTATCCAAGCTGGTCTGGCGAGATCAAGACAACGCGAGAAGCGTTCGAGGACTTGCCGGGTGATGTCATCCGTTTGACGTCGGAGCGCGCCAGGATCGCCAGTATGATCTGCCGGAT